ATCACCAAATCAGGGCCGCGAGTTAAACTCTCATTCCAGATTTTGTATATCAGCAGACCTTTTCGCGTCGTGTATTCAGCATCATGCTCAAGGGCTTTTGCCAGTACCGCACATGGTTCTATCTGATTGCTATTAACCTGACATTTTGATTCGCTCACAGCATCACCTCCTGAAAGTTTCCCCGATAAAACGCCAGTACACGCTGCATAACTTCGCTTTTCCGGCACTCACGGCAAATTATGTTTTGACGCCTGTCGTAGCGGCGTATTTCTCCGTCAGGTAATGACCTGATAAGGTCCGGATCAACCACAGCCGTTTTCTTCACCTTTGCCCTTGAGAGTTTTTTGCGGGCGTTTTGCCAGTCCTTACGCGCCTGTTCAGACGGAAATAACCCGTAACCAGAGTTGTATACATCGCCACTGGCAACCAGCTCTCTGGCGAGAACGCTCATCAGATATCTTGTCGCACCTGTTTTCGCTTCCAGTTGTCGTAACGTCTCACGCCCACTCTGGCGTACGAGTTCAACAACCTGCCCTTTAATTTTTTCCCGCTCTTCCTGTGTAGATACTTTTGCCATAAGCCCTCCCCTGGAATCACTTTTCCGACACAATACGACTGGAGGAATCGACAATCTGTCGGACAATATCCCGGTGCTTGTTCAGCTCCCGCAGCGCGGCGCAGACTCGCTCCCACTTCTGGACATGACTTTTCGCCCGGCGAAGTTCGCGGTTTGCCATATGCAGAGATGGTAAAATCAGGCCATTGGCTCGCGTTTCAGTGAACGATGGCAACGACTGCACAATGTCCGCCACAGTTTCTGTTTTAATATCTTCCTGTGTTGCAACCTCCTGTACTGGTAACGCAACCCCCGCTGGCTGAGGAAAGGATTTACCATCAGTTTCCGCTACCAATGCGGCTTTCGGTTCTGCTGGTAAATTATCGCCCGGTATGCAGTAACGAAATTTACCGTTCTGATTAACGCGTGCCAGCCTCCCCGTTGCGGTTACTACCGCCAGCGTGGAAGCAACCTTGCGAGTGCTGACACCGAACTTACTCGCCAGTTCCTCACACGTTTTAGCCCCCTCCTGACCGATAAACTCAATCATCATGTCAGCGGTAACTTTTTGTTCGCCCACCCCGGTTAGCACATCCGGTGCTTCAGATTGTACTGGCTGCTCTTCGGTTACCCCGGATTCACCTTCACCAGCCAGAAACCAGGTATGACCTGTTTTATCAACGACGCCATTTCTTTTGAGTTCCCACAGCTCGTTCAGCACTTCTTCACGACTGATATCAAGTCGCGCGGCCAGTTCCACCGACGTGGCTTTTCCCATTGCTTTCAGTGCATCAAAAACGGTTTCCATTAAAATTTCCTCCCGGTAAAAATTACTTCTCAACTCAAACAAAACCAGCCGCTTTCCTGCGTTCATATTCCTGTTTCAGCAACTCAATTGGCGTTGGTCCCGCAGGACGTATGGGTGCTGCCAGTTGCCTACGGACGGGTGGAACACTCAGTCCGTTACCAACATGCTTTGCCCATTTCGTCAGTTGCCGTTCTGCAAGCCGTTTTAATTCCCCTTCGGTCATCTGGCGCTCAATCCCCTTTGAACGCATCTCGAGGCAAATGTGATACAGCACAGGCTGAGACCACGGGTACTTATCACTTCCGTCGTATCGCCAAGACTCATTGCGCCAGCGGCGGTACTCCTCCATCACAGCATCCACCGTCAGACCAAATGGATTTGCCCCACTCTCCGAAATCAGCGCCACAAACTCAGCCAGGTCCGGAGGCCATGTTTCACCCGTCCGGCAGCGGTCCATGCACTGGCGGCAGACCTGACGGATTTGCTGCTCAGTCATCGCGCCAATCTGTGCAATCCAGAGCTTCGAAGGTGCGGCCCCGTTCTTCTGGGTCCAGCGGTTCGAATAAACCTCCCCCATGAGTTCCCACAGCTTCCACGCCGTTTCCGTCGCTGATAAATCCGTTTTCACGTTCCCACTGCTCACGTGCTGCCCGAATTTCCTGAACTGCCCGTGATGCGGTGCCACCTGGTGCTGCTGCATGGTTTACCCCCTTGCTGACTGGTTTAACCTGCGCCCTGACGTGATTTACGTGACGGGCGAATTTCTGCTCCCACTGAACCTGCGTGAACACTTTGCCCTCATCGCTCCAGTAATCCCGGAATGCGGCAAGTTCAGCAGGTGTAAATTCCGGCTCCGACAAAGCCATCCCCCACAACGCAGCCCGTCGTCGAAAATCCCGTGACGGATGCCAGCTATCGGTCATCGGAAATTTTCCGATGGGTTCGCTCAGGCCATCCAGGAATACGGGTGGCACTGCCTGTAACGACAAAACTTCCTGCTCACTGGTCGGAGCACTCTCGCGTGCGTTATGTGTGGGGTTTAGATCTTTGGGTTCCTTTGGGTTCCGTGATCCGTTTTTGGGTGTCTTTAATGGAAAATTTGGGTGTCTTTGGTTATTTTCCATGCAGTTAAGAGTTCCGTTTTTGGGTCTGTTTTGTGCTGAAACATAACCGTTTTCGGTACTGTTTTTATTAACAGCACCAATTTTACCCACCTTTAAAGACTCCCGTTTTTGGGTGTATTCAGGCTCGGCAACACTTTCTTCTACACCGATAAGTCGGTACACCACAATTTGCTTTGTTCTGCCTTTTCTCTCACCGGTATCAACAATTAACCCAATCTCCATCAGGTGTCGTAAGCTGTCCTGCACAGTCTTTTTGTTCAGTTCCGTTACTTCTGCCAGGGCAGATACAGACGGGTATGCACACAAATCGGCACCGCACATATCAGCAAGCCAGGTCAATACTGACTTACTGGATGAACTGCCGGTTTTCACCTTTTTAGCCCATCGTAGTGCATCGATACTCATACGAACCCCAGACAGATATTTGTTTATCTGCAAAGTAATATTGGTATTGCTGACGATACGCGTGCTTGAAAGCAATAGCTTTTTCTATAAGCTCGTCAGTCTCACGTTCCACAACAGCTGGATCCGCAAAAAGCAGCCCGGACTCCACCACATCGCCATATTCTTTGTTTAACCCGGCGATCATGTACGTAATGCTTTTTCCGTCAGTAATTTCACAATACAACCTGAAATCGCTGATCCGGATAGCCTCCATAATTGCCGGAATCAGCGCCGTGAATTTTTCACGCTTATCCCTGGTGTCGATAGCTTTCCAGCGTTCGAATATCTTCACCCGGTTAACGCCCAGCGCCCGTTGATCAACCGCGCCATCATCAAACGTGACGCGTTGAACATCAATGTTCGGGCGTTTTTTCAGAGCCCAGAATGCTTCCGTGATTAATATCGTCGCCTGCTCCTGTGTCATTCCTGGTCGGCATACCCAGGCATCCAGAGCCTCACGAACCTGTTCAGGGGTGATTTTCATTGTTCACCGCCAGAGATTCATTCGCCATACACTTATTTCCACAAGGCAGCCCGTCGGTTGGGTTAGGATAAATATCAGGGCGAATTTCATGCGGGGTAACTTCCCACTTCATTAGCTGACATAACGGAATTACCTGCTTTGGGGGAACACCAAAGCTAAACCATTGCCAAACAGTCTGTTGAGCGACCCCCATATAACGACCTATTTCAGCTTGAGTGTATTTCTGCCTAATTTTTTCGCGAGTGCTATCTAGCATTTTGCCCTCCTCTAAAAAACTACAGGCAAAGCCTACAATAAAAAACTGTACGCGATCAACAGTTTTTTATTGTGATGCTTTTAACAGTATTTACCTGTAAAATTGAATAATGATGAACGCTCTAGAAGTATCTATGTACAGAATCAGCAAGCTTCTTCAGGAAACTGGATGGAGCCAGGCTGAGCTGGCCCGTAGAATTGGTGTGACACAACAAACTGTTCAACAATGGGTCAGCGGTAAGGCTACACCTAAAGCCTCAAGTTTGGATAAACTGGTTGAGGTTACAGGGCATCCATTGCATTGGTTTTTATTGCCTCCTGAAGAGGGGGAGCAAATTTTCACCCCTGACACGATGAAAATTGGCCCTCGCCAACGCGAACTGCTCCAGGCTTTTAGTGCGTTTCCAGAGGAAGACCAAGAAAAAATGCTTCAAGAAATCAAAGACAAGAAAAAATCAATGGAAGAAACCATTGCCCGGTGGTTGGCGGCACAAAAAAGCCGCCGGGCATGACCACTGTACAAGAAGAGGAGTTATGCCATGAGTACAGCCCTTTCTCCGATAGTTTCAGAATTCGAAACTACCGAACAAGAAAACAGTTACAACGAATGGTTGCGCGCTAAAGTGGCGTCAAGCCTTGCAGACCCTCGTCCCTCAATTCCACATGACGAGGTAATGGCTGAAATAGAAAATCTTATTGCTCAAATTGCTGTAACTAACAGGAGCGAGTAATGTTACCCATTTTATGGCTACCATCTGCTCGCGATGATTTGCGTCAGATCGTAGCCTATATTGCTAAGGAAAATATTCCTGCAGCACGCAGACTAAAAATACGTATTGAAACGTCTGTTTTAGCCCTCTCCGAGCATCCATATCTATATCCGCCAAGTGATCGAGTATCCGGTTTGCGGGAAATTGTGGTTCACCCTAATTATATCGTTTTGTACCGAGTAGCAGCTTCAAGCATTGAAATTGCAAATATTGTGCATGCCCGCCGACAATTTCCCTTCCCTATCTGAACTGAACAATTTTCATACTCCCTCATTCGAGGGAGTTTTTTTTACCCAGCCCAACAATTAAAAACTGTTGACACAAAACAGTTTTTAATTGTAGATTATTTCCACCAACCCACCCCGCCCCACAGAACGCAGGGCAATACCTCGAGTTACCAGGCAGTGGTCAGGGGATAAGTAGCCAGCCCGAGGCGTAAGAACATGACGGCAGGGTTCAACTTTAACTATGCAGCAGGTTTTTGTTCCGCTCCCCCGGCGTTAAGGGGAAATGAGGTCAACATGGATACTATCGATCTTGGCAACAACGAATCTCTGGTATACGGCGTGTTTCCCAACCAGGACGGCACATTCACCGCGATGACGTATACCAAAAGCAAAACGTTTAAAACCGAAACTGGCGCTCGTCGCTGGCTGGAAAGAAATTCAGGCGAGTGATATGGATTTCGACACAATCATGGAAAAGGCTTACGAAGAATACTTCGAAGGCCTTGCCGAAGGCGAAGAAGCTCTCAGCTTCAGTGAG